TCGGGGCAGACCTCAGCGTACCGAGTCGTTGACAACTCTAGCCTTTCTACTGCAAAAACAAACTTTCTCTCTGCCGCCGCTAATGGCGAGTACGGTCTTCTCGTAAACGGTAACGACCTGTGGGAGGATACAGGCAGCGTCCCCGCTATTGGTTACGACAACTCTAGCGCTTGGGCTAACGCTGCAGGAAGTCTCGACCTCCTCGCTGCCGCGACCTCCACCACCCTCGATATGAACAACTCTATCGACGAGGTGGTAGCTAAGAGCACCCAGTGCAACTCCGAAACCTACATCGTAGGCGGGGCACAGGCGTGGAGCTTGTCTGCTGACGGTTTGATTCAAGACACTATTTCAGGCAGCCAGATGGGGGCTACAGCACTCATGGACATCGCTCGAGCCAGTGAGTATGTAATCGTCCGCTTCGTCCTCGATGTCACCGACAAAGACACGGCTGGAACTAATGAGAATCAAGTCAACTACATTGGTCAAGGCATCATCGAAAACGTAAGTCTCACCGGCGGATTTGACGACACGGCGACGTACTCTGTTACTGTTCGTGGATACGGCAAGTTGTACCGCTATAACAACGCAAGCTAAGAAATCATGGCAGTAATTAACGCAAACTGTTTGGCTATCTACTACGACAGCCAAAACTCACAAAGCAAGGCCACGGTACTTGGCCCATATGCAAATATCTCCGAATACGAGGGGACCTCGCCTGGTGCCACTTCAAACATCATCCTTGCTGACGATGATGCTAGTAGCGGTGAACGAAACATCTTTACCGGCTACGGCTCAACAGATGAATTAAACCTTTGGACTGAGTACCCTCTCACCTTGGCTGGCGCGGCCACTACGAGCTCAGTGGACTTGTCTAATACTGTTGACAACGTAGCTCGCGATGGCTCTGGCGGTGTCCTTCAGCAGGCCACCCAGGAATGGAGCTTGACGGCTGACGGATTGATCGAGTCTAGCGGCGATGCTGGTGAGAGCCTCATGGACCTCGCCCGCAACAAGTACTACGTCTTCGTGAAGTTCTCTATCGACAAGAACGGTGTTGCTACCGACTACGTTGGTCAGGGAATCATCGATAGCGTCACGCTCTCTGGCGGAGTTGATGAGATCGCTACGTACAGCGTCTCTATCACGGGTGTAGACGCACTCTTCAAAGCATAATAACCCGGGGCGGCGGGAACGCTCGTCGCCCCTTTTTTCTCCAACCACATGAATACTCTTCGAGGACAATTTTCTTTTGAGCTCGGCAAGAAGAAGTACCAAGCTTCTTTGACACTTAACGCTCTCCGTCTTATGTGCAATGCCATGGGCGTAAAGCTGGCTGACATCGACAAGTGGCTCAATGACGATCCATTGACGGCGGTGCCAGCTTTTGCATACTATGGCGTTAAAAACGAATCGGCGCGAAAGGGCAAGGACTCTGGCCTTCCAGACTTTGAGCAATTCTGCGCTCTCGCTCTCGACGATCAGGAAACGCTTGACGCTATGATGAAGGCAGTCACAGTGGCTCTTGGTGGCCAAGAAGACGAGGAGCCCGAGGGAAACTAACGCCCCCCGAGACAGACTCGTCTGAGGTTCTTACGTGGAACAGCCTGTACAAGGCTGGACTCATGATGGGACTCAAGCCCGACGAGTTTTGGGGGTTGACCTTAAGGGAGTTCTCTTGGATGAGGGAGGGCTACATGCAAGACATGAGTCATCGATGGGATCACACCGCATCGATTCTATGCATGATAGCCAACGTCAACTCGGCCAAGGGCAAAACGTTTAAGCCGGATGATTTCCATCCGTTTAGCAAAAAGTCTAATCAGGGAGTTCGCAACAAAGAAGAAGCTGCTGCGCTCCTGGAGAAAATGAGAAACTTCAATGCCTAGTATTACAGGTGCCAGTAGGCTAGCGGCCATTATGACCCTCGACCTCCGTCCGTTCTTGAAGAACACGGAGATCGCAAAGACTAAGCTTTATCAGTTTCAACAGCAGGCCCAGGCTATTGGTTCGGGGACTCTCCGCACCATTGCCCTGGGCTTTGGCCTTGTAGGACTTGCTGCCATCGATGTAGCTAAGGACTTCAATGAGATCGAGTCTCAGCTCCGCGCCATCGGCGGTAGAGACAACATCGACAAGGTGATCGACCAAGCCCGTGAGCTGGGTCGTACCACCAAGTTCACCAGTACCGAGGTGGTGACCCTCGGCCTGGAGCTACGTAAGCTCGGTTTCGATGCCGAGCGCGTTACGGGCGCTATGACTGTAGCCACCAAGCTTAGTCAGCTCTTTGGTGGTGAGCTATCGAAGGTGGGTGTCACCATCGCCGAGGTGCAGCGTCAGTTTAAGGGGGCCAACGGAGAGCTTCGGTCGTTTGAAGATATCGGCGACATCTTCGCTGTAGCATTTAAGGAGAGCGCCCTTGATATCACGAACCTCGGTGGCGCCCTCAAGAACGTAGGTACGGTAGCCAGCCAGTCGGGTCTCACGTTGGAGAAGACTGTGGCTTTGCTTGGGGGCCTGGCCAACTCGGGACAGAAGGCCGAGCGTGCTGGTACGCGTCTCAAGACTACGCTTATCCGTTTGGGTCGGGAGTTTGGATTCACGGAGGATCAGACTCGGCTCCTTCAATCTGGAACGCTGGATATTGCTCAAATCTTTGACTTGCTCAAAAACAGGGCTGGTCTTGCGGGTGCCGTGATTAGCCAGAACTCCAAGGAGATCGCCATCTTGGAGGAACGCCTACTGGACGCTAAGGGAGCTTTGGACGCTATGTCTCAGGGTCTTGAGGGCGAGCTGTTTATCAGCGTAGCTAAGGTCAAGGCCGGCCTTGAAGATATGGCCATCACCCTTGGCGACGCCTTGGCTCCGTATGTGGAGTCTTTATCTGAGTCAGTGTCTGACTTCGCCAAGTATTTTGACGGTCTCTCACTATCGACAAAAGATTCGATAGCTCAACTTACAATTCTGTCGGTCCTTCTGCCAGTTTTGACTGCTGCTTTTGCGGGACTTATAGCTGCTTCACTTGCTCTTTGGGCTAATCCAGGCATTGCTGCTATAGCTCTGCTTGCGACTGTTTTCTTGGACTTGCAAATCAAGGCTGCTGCATACAGGAAAGAGCAAGAGCAACTGAACAAGGCGTTTAGTCAGTACTATGACCTGATGGTTGGGGTCAATGAAAATGGCGATACGATTTTTGACCCACGCCTTCTTGCCGAAAGTAGCACTCAGGCTCTAGAACAGGTTCTAAAGAACACGGAGACTGCTATCGAAGCTGCTCGAAAAAGAGTTGAAAGGGCAGAAGAGCAGAGGCAAAGAGCTATCAACAGAGCTATCGCATCGGGTCAGGCAGCGGCTGCCGCAAGCCCTCTTTTGGCCGATGATACCGCTGCAACTAAGAGGACAAGAAAGGAACTTATTTCTTTATATGGCCAACAGTCCGACTTGCTTGACATCTTAGAGAAGAGAGAGGATCGATTGCTTGACTTGGCGGACGAAAGGCTTGAGGTAGCTAGACGTTATTCAGAGTCTTTGGGATTAAATAACGAGCTGACGCTCAAATTCCAAGAGACCTGGTACAAGACAGGCAGCACGATTGCCGAAGCACTAGGTAAATTTGGTTTTGCTGTAGATGATCTTGAGGTTGTAAGAGAGAAGATTGAGCAGATCAATGACCTCTCGTTCCTAGATATTTTAGCTGATGGATTCCCAACAGATCTGGTTGACGGGATTCTCGATAAAGGTTCTCTTGAAGATCAGAAGAAGCTTGTTGAGGCTATTGTAAAAGAGCTTGAAAAAATTGGTCTTGAAGCGGTTGGTGAGGATGCAGTCGACTTTGCTAAACTCTGGGAGGAGGCGTCTAGGTCTTACGAGGCTACTCTTAAAAAGCTGGCGGCTCGTATTGAGCTGAAGGGCATTGTAGACGCGAGGAAGGAGGCTATCGGCTTGGCTGAGTCCATGAAGGAGCTCGGTCTATCTACTGAGGACGCCTACCTCAAAAGCAAACTTACCGCATATACGTCCGAGCTGGAGGGCTTGCTTGGCATGGGGTATAGCGAGACGGGCAAGACCGTTGTAGACCTCACCAAGAAGATCGAGGATCTAAACAAGGAGATAGGCGCCCTGTCGGCTAAAAACGCCCTGGAACAAGCCCTGGGGGCTCCTGAGGACGTAGAGTTGTATGCCCAGAACTTGGGCATATTCACCAAGTCTCTTGCTGGCCTAGCCTCGTTGGAGACAGCTCGGCTCAAGTCCGATCTAGACGCTATCTATGCAAACTTCAACGATCCCAACGGCACAAAGACTGTAGAGGACCTAGAGAAGGCTATTAAAAAGTGGCTCCAAGCCTTGGACGCGCAAGAGTTCCTGGAGGAGAAGGAGAAGATTGACGATGCTCTAAAGGATCTGGTACCCAAGTTTAAGAGCCTTAATGAAAGCATCAGGCTTGGCGATCTAAACCAAGAGGACGCAGCAAACGAGCGTATCAACATCCTTCGGGAAGAGATCGACTTGCTTGAGCAAAGAAAGATTCTTACGGGCGAGGAGTCGAAGAGACTCAAGGCTGCCAGGGTAGAGCTCCAGCAGAACCTGGCTATAGCTAAGGACTTTGAGAATGCGGCTGGTATCACATCGTTCTTTCAGACTCAGATCTCGTTTTTGGGTGACGCCTTCCTTGCGGCGGCACAGAACGGGGAGGATTTCTTTACGGTTCTCAAGAAGAGCTTTCTCGACACCTTCTATGCTTTGGTGGCCAAGCTCATCACCCTCATTGCGCTTTACGGCATCCTCGCCGTGATATCAATGGGTTCTACTGTTGGCGCCGGCGGCATCGGTGGCGCAGCAAAAGCAGCTATGGGTGAAAACTTCGGTTCGTTCCTTGGCACCAACCTCATTGGTGTCAATCGATCGCTTGCCGTAGGTAGCAGCTCCGCCAGTACTCCTGGCTCTGATGACGGTAGCCTAAAAGTCATGGGTGCCGTATCAGGCAACAACCTCGTAATCATGAACCAGCGCGGCAAACGCGCATTCGATCGTACTTTTGGGTAATGGCTATCACCAAGAACTTTGAGACGGTATACACGGCCCCAAAAGGGGAAAAGTACACGGTGGTTATCGGCACTCTTAGCGGCGATGTTCCGGTTGGCGCTTCCTTCAACAAGGAGTTGGAGATGATGGCCCCTGGCCTTACGATATCGTACAACGCCGACCCCAACACATCGTTTAAGCCCATCATGGCTTCAAACCTGTCTGCGTCGTTTAAGATGACGCACGATCAGTACATGAAGTGGCGAGCTCTCATGGAGCAGCCAGAGGGCGATGTCTTTGTTGTGGTGTACAAGGGCGATATCCAGGACTCCGACTATGTCTTTTGGTACGGGCATATGCTTCCCGAAAGCTGCGTCATCGACATCCAGGAATGCCTTATTTCGGTTCAATTTATTGATGGGCTAGCCTCACTAGCCTATGTGGACTGGAAACAGAACGACGGTACGCCATATGATGATTGCAACCTGCAGGTTGTGATGGGCAATATCTTGAAAAAGATTCCCGGGTGGATGGCTTTCTACAACCTGCACGCCAGCAATGGAAAGCTCAAGGCGGCCATCAAAGAGGTCGGCCTGCCTAGACCGTCTATCAACGTCAGTGTGACCGACGTACCATTCGAAGGTCAGAACATGCTGCAGATGACGTGGATACAGCAGAGGACCTTTGTCAAGAGAAAGAAGCGCACTGAGAAGTGGCGTCAGTTGCCATCGGATCCAGAGTTCATCAGCACTTATGACGTGCTTGAGGACGTATGCGCCATGTTTGGCTGCAACTTCTTCCTCTCTAGGGGCTACTACTGGATGTTCAACCGGCCTGCTGTGCTGCAGTTTGATGCCGACAACTCGGTGGTCAAGATGGCGCTCCACAGAACCACTACCACAAGCCCCGATCTTTTTGCATCCGGAAATGCTGCGTCTACCATTTCAGATCTTCTTAGAGACGTCGACGACACTCACGACTTCATCGCTGGAGCCACTGAGACACGGAGCATACCGATCTCGGGAGTCTATATGGAACACGAGGAGGCGGGCAGCGACTTGATCATTGCAGAAGGCGTCTCCAGCCTGGGTTACGACCCTGACTTGGCATCGTCTCTTGGCGCCAACTTCTTTACGTCTGGATCGCCTGTCAATTATTCTAACGCGTCTTACTACATAGAGTCACTGCACTATGTTTTGTGGCGTTGGTTTCGAAGCACGGATGCGGAGTGGGACGCCAACCAGTTGCCAGGGTATAACCTCAACGGCGCCGCTAGAACGTATTACGGAACGGGCAGCAACCTTGTGGAATGGAAGCACCCGCTGGCTTACTGTGGTTATCCAGAAAGGAAGCGTTATGCGCTAGCCCTGCCTGGCGGCAACGAGTTTCGAATCAAGTTTTCTGGCAACCTCGTAGCTCGATCAGACAACCCTTCCGGCAAGGACTTCTGGGTTGGAGCCGTAGCAGTCTTAAAGCTGCGCCTTCAGGTTGCTCATACCGACGGCACTAACTACAGGCTCAAGAGGTGGGTTAAAACTCATTGGTGGGATACGGAGACACAGTCTGCCGACGGGATTCGTATCAACGGTATCACTAGCGTGTACTTGAACAGTGACGTCTATTACTACCGTAAGTACTACGATGAGCTCGAGTGGGTTGATGAGAATGACGCGGACTATGCTGATGCTTTTTATGAGATCATCATCCCGCATGGTGACAACAACAGGATAGAGTCTTACTATGGGTCTGACACCGAGGCTCTCGATGTCGAGTACGCCAATCAGACCGTGTACACGCCATTCCACGTTGAGGTCAGCGGCGATAATACAGGCGACGGCGTCATCTTTGACAAGAAGGTAGATGACGAGCGAGGCAAGTACTGGTTCGTTGAAGACCTGTCTTTCACTTTGCCTGAGGTAGCTGGAGAATTTGACTTCCTCGATAGCGACTGGATCCTTGAGATGTACCTGGCCGATCAAGGGCCACGACCTAACGTAGACCCCACCACACTACCTCTTTGGTATGAAAACGCTCCTGGTGGAACCGATCCAGCAGACATGTGGACTGACAACAACTGTCCAACTAACAATCCCAGCTACAGGAGCTCTTCCTCTGAGGGGACCTTTGAGATTGGATACACGGACGGCGTGATCGACACTAATGTTGGTTGGGGGCCTGGCGATTTTGACACCTCGGATGAAAAATACCTATATCCCAAGGAGTTCATGATGAAAAACTGGGCGGTATACCTTGGTGACGGGTCGGCTGAAAGTAATGTCTTGACATCTGTCAATGGGGGTCCTGGGTTTGAGGAGATGGGTATGACGTCCTCACGTCTAGGCTCTCGATCCACGTACAACCATTCGTATACTCACGGTGCCCTAAAGACCAAGTATTGGTTTGAAGGATCTCTTCTGCCCGACACCAACTGGACGTCAGTGACATCATACCCTAAAACACAGATCTATTGGGTTCCTTACAAAAACGATGAAGCAGGCGGTGCTGGCTTGACTGACGCATACAATAGCCTGCACGGCTTGGTGTGTTCAGAATACATGAGCTTTTTTGCAAGCAGCAATATGATGGTGACTGGATCTATTATAGCTAGAGTGCCTGGAAATGACTCCTATTTTGGCCCATACCAGACGATTCAAACCAACAAGCTTGACGGTAT